TGCTAGATGACGACGGCGCGGAGATAAGCGCCCGCGAGCACGGAGAATGGGAAAGAGTGCTGTGGCTCGACGGCCATAGAACCGGCCTTCTACACGTAATCCACCACATACGCGCAGCGCAGCACAATGTTTGTGCAACCATTCCATGATTGACTGGCCACGAACGGCGGCGCGGATGCGGGGCGACTTGGACCGCGCTGATTTAAGCGGGCGCGCGCGACGCCTGGCCGAGTTCTTCATCAAGACCACGCTGATGCGGCGTCGGACCCGCTGCGTGTTCAGCAACGCGCTACGCGCAGCGGCGCTGCGGACGCTGAAGATCGGGGCCAATCACATGGCGGAAGTCGTGGCGGAGCTGGAGGGTGCGCGGATCGTCACCGTGAAGGCGGAGCACGAAGGCTGGGAAATTCTGGTATACCCAGAATTCGGCGGGTGGAACGTGAAATGGCTTTACTTACGCGAAGAGATGGCCAGTTTGTTGACCGCGATTGAGTGTGCCTGCGGGCAAATTCAAGGTGAACTGTTGGAGCCCGGTCCCTGTTTGGACCGGGCTCTTTCGGAAACCAGCGCCGAAAACGCAGCCCTGCCAGTCCGAACCGCCGATGTTCCCAAAATGGGAACACGGACGCCACCAGTTAACTGTAAAGCTTCTATAAAGCAGTTAAACACTGAACAGTTAAACTCTGTCAAACAGTTATCTCCCGCGCGCGAGGGCGCCTTGATGGAATCTCTCCGCCAGTTTGTGGGCGACGAGGACATGGTGAACTGGGGTGGTGACTGGCGGAAGAACTGGGTCCGCAAGATGCCGGACGAACTGGAACGCGCGCTAGACACGCTGCTGGACGAGATACACAAAGATCAATGGCGCGCAAATAAGTCTCGCGGAGCGGCGCTGAAAGACTTAACCCGTAGGTATGCCGGGCTGATCAAATGAGTGCCGCCCCCACCAACAAACGCCGCCGGCGGAAGGCGAAAGCGTCGAAGCCAGAAGGACGACCGACCGCTTACCGGGCCCAATATGCCACGATGGTGTTTGGCTTTGCCGTCGCCGGCTACACGGATAAGGAAATGGCCGGATTCTTTGGTGTTTGCGAAAAAACATTCAACAACTGGAAGCTGAAACACACCAAGTTTTTACAGTCCATTGAGGCGGGGAAGATGCCAGCGAACGGAAAGGCCGCGGCCAGGGTGTTCGATCTGGTGATGGGTTACACTCGGCCTGCGGTAAAAATCTTCCAGCACGAGGGGGAAAGTTTCGAGCACACTTACTTGGAATACTTCCCGCCGGACCCGGGCACGGTGCGCTTCTTTATGAAGAACCGGATGCCGGACAAGTGGAAGGATAAGCACGAGCAGGTATTGACGGACCCGAACGGCGCCGGCGCGTTCGATGCGCTGGCCGTCGAGATTGCCAAGCAAATTGTGAAACAAACCGCATGAAAATTGAGATCACCATAACGGAAACGATCAACGGCGACGTCGGTGTCGGCGTGAAAACCACCGACAACGGCGGCAACGTGTTCGGGCCAGGAGCGCTGGCCACGCGGGGCGAAATCGCCTATTGCTTCGAACTCTCCAACCTGATCAAAAAGGCCATTCCAATGATCGCGGCCAAGCTGGGGGCCAGCGAAGTGCCCAAGATGCACACGGGACCCATGCCAAACTTTGTGCGCAAGCCGGAAGCACCGGAGAAGAACTGACGATGGACCCGCAGCAAGCCATGTCGGACAAAGCGCTCCAAGCAAAGGCGCGCCGGCTGGCCACGCCGGACGGCTACGCCGAGGAGCGGCTGGGGATGAAGCTGCACCCGAAGCAAGCCGCGGTGTTGCGGGACATCTTCAGCCGGGACGGTTCGCGCGTCGTGAACCGATGCGCCAACGAAGTGGGAAAGACGCGGCGCGTGTTGTGCGCGGCCATTCTCTACGCCATCGAGATCCGTAATGCCGTGGCGGTGTCCACTGCCGGCGTTTATCGGCAGATTGAGGACCAGCTAATCCCGGCACTGAAGGGCTACGCGCATCTGTTCAGTCCTGCTAAGTGGGAATTCCAGGCAACCGGTATAAAGCGCTACGATGAGCGCACCAAGCAGTGGACCCATGCCTACAGCGGCGTCAGCACCAAGGACGAACATTACTTTCAAGGCTACCACAAGGACGTGGACCGGCCCTTGTTCATCGCGATTGACGAATGCCAAGGCGTCAGCCGGGAGATTTGTCAGGCCGCGGAAGATCGTTGCAACCCCACTTGGTTTCTGGCCACCGGTTCACCGGGAAGTCCGGAAGGATCGTTTTACGAGATGGAGACGAAGAACGTCGCTCACTACTCGCACCACAAGATTTCCCGCATGGAATGCTTGGAAGAAGATGGCTGGTGGCTGAACCGTGGCGCGATCGAAAGGTTGATTGATAAGCACGGCGAGGCCAACCCGTTTGTGCAGTCAACGGTATTCGGAAACTTCACCAACATCGTCGAGGACGCGCTGATTAGCCTCACGGAGTATGACCGGTGCCTTGAAAACCCGCCCCCGTTTGTCGATGGTGACCAACATGCGTTTTGTGACTTCGCGGCGGGACGGGACAAGAACGTCATCGGCCATCGGCGCGGGAACCGGGTGAGGATCCCGAAGAAATGGGTTGAACGGGACACCATGAGCGCGGTGGGCGGTTTTCTGCGTGAGTTTGTCGCTCTACAGAAGTCAGACCGCTTGGACGCTAGCCACATCAGCGGTGACGGCGATGGACTTGGGTTGCCGATGATTCACCGGCTGCATGAACTCGACTGGAAGATCAACGAATTCCACGGCGGCAGCGAAGAGCGTTACAACCAAGGCTACCGCAACCAGATTGCCGAGGCATGGGGCGAGGGGATTGCCAAGATCAAGCGGTGCGCGGTCATTCTTCCCAATGACCCGGACTTGAAGGCGCAGATTATCGGGCGTAAGGGCAAGGTGAATTCCAGCGGACTGCTTGAGATCGAGAAGAAGGAGGATTACAAGAAACGTGCAGGCGAAAGCCCGGACGAAGCGGACGCGGTGTTGTGCTGCATGATGCCGGCGCCGCAGGCAAAGTCGTTCAACCTGATCGAACAGGCGCAACAATTTGCTAGACAGAACGAACAGGAAGGTTCAGAAGTGGGTGGAGAACGGCGGTATTTCTGATGACTTCGCAACTTAAATGCAGGGTGGAGGAGTGGAAGCTCGCTAGGCTCATAACCTTGAGGTCGTTGGTTCAATTCCAACCCCTGCAACCATTCCTGTGAAGCAACTCCTCGACAACGCGGTGCGGATGCTGACCGAACGCCTCGTTTGGGAGAACAAGGCCCGGCTCTACTACCGGATGCGGCACGAAGGATTGCCGCGGCAGAGCAAGCCGTTTCCGGGCTGTGCCGACGGTCATCTGCCCCTGATCGACAATTCCATCCGCAAGCTGAAGCCGTTTGACGCCGGCCAGTTGACGGGCGCGGATCGAATCTACTCGTTCACGTCGTTGGTGGACCAGTTGGAGGACATGACCGACGCGGCCGCTGACTATCTCACCTATCAGTTGACCACCCAGACCGATTTTATTCGCAAGATGCGGAGTGTGATGGACGCGCGGAGGCTCTACGGGCGCGGCATCCTGAAGGCGACGATTGACCCGTTGGACGGTTACAAGTTCAAGTTCGAGCACATCCACCCCATCCACATCATCATGCCCCAAGAGGCGCGAGGGTTTGAGGATGCGGACGAGTTTGTGCATGTTCGTCCCATGACCGTCGAGAGTTACAAGCGCCTCGACCGGCGTTACGCGACGGATGCGGCCACGGTGGACAAAATCAAAGGCAGCAAGGATTTTCAGAGTTTGGGACTGTGGAATGAGGAAATCCGGCTGCGCGAGGGGATTGCGTTCTCCAGGCAGCCCGGACAGTGCCTCCTGTTTGAACACTACACCAAAACGGGCGGCGGCTGGACGGTGAACACCTACTGCCCGATGGCGCCGGACGTCGACATAAGGAAGCCGTTCGGGGTGCCCTACAAGGTGCAAGGCAAGGTCAGTCTGCCGTTCTTCGACTTCGTGATGGAAGTGAAGAGCGATGAGGGATGGTATGCGGCGCGCGGCATCGCCGAACTGCTGGCGCCGTTCGAGCAATACGGGACCAAGGTGTGGAACGAGAAGGCGGATGCCATGACGTTTGCCAACCGTCCTATTTACACGGGCGAGAAAGAGATCGTCAACGCGGCGAACTACCGCTGGCAGCCGGGCGAATACATTCCCGGCAACATCAAGGGCGTGCAACAGGGTCCGCCCCCGATTTCTTATGACGAAGAAATCATGTTCACGCGGCAGATGGGCGAAGAGATTTCCCAGGTGCCCGATTTTGGTATTACGCGCGGCGACGGTGGGGGCGGCGGGACGAAGCGCACGGCCACCGAGAACAACCGGATCGGCGCGTTGCAACAGACGGGGACGAGTGACGATGCGGCATTGTTCCGCGAGGACAACACCCGGCTCGGGCGTCATCTGTGGGGCATGATATGCCAGTTCAAGGAACGCGACTTCACTTTCTACGCCAGCGGCAAGACGGGGAAACTTTCACCGCAGGCGTTGCATGACAAATACCTGATCGTTCTCGACGGCGCGCCGGATGCGTGGAACCCGGGATTGCGCTTCAACAAGGCCATGTCCGCCAAGCAGGCTTTCCAAGGTGATCCGAACGTGAATCAGGAAGTGCTGACGAAGAAGGCTCTCCAGGCGTTCGACGGACCGACCGCGTTGAAAGCCTTTGTCCCGTCGAATCTGCGCGGGGCCACCGAATACGAGGACGAAGTGGTCGAGGTCAACTCGTTGCTGGCGCCGGGAGCCGGCAAACCGCCATTCCCGGCCACGGTCCAGCCCCAAGAGGACCACGCTTCGAGAATCAAGGCGCTGATCGACTGGCTACATGCGTGCGGCCAGTTGGCTACGCCGGTGGATCCACACGCGCGCCAGCGTGTGCAGGAACACCTGGCCCAACATCTGGAGATGTTGCAGCAGCAGAACCCTGCCGCGGCCAAGCAGATCAAGCAGATGTTGACCCAGATGGAGAACCCACAACCGCCGGCCATGCCGGGCATGGAACAACCGCAACCTGAACAACCGCCCACCATATGAGTCTTTTCAAACTTGTCCTGCCGCTGATGTTGAACCGTATTTACGACGCCCTGCCGCCCAATCATCACGTGAACAGCACGGTGCTGGACGGGGACAACATCGTCATCGTGTTCGACGATCCGGCGAAGAAAACCGGGTTCACGTTCCCCACCGAAGTGAATCTTGAGGACATTCAACGGGACGGCGAAGCGCGCGCCACCCAAGCTGAGCGCAACCGCCTCGACCAGATTGCGGAGAGCAAGCGGCTGCAAGAGGAAGCCGAGCAACGGCAGATCGAAGAGGATAAGCGCATGGCTCAAGCGGAAGCGTCTGAATCACCACGCGCCGTGGATTCCTCTCCGGCTACCGCCGAGGACATCGAGCGGGCGAAAGCTTTGGTGGAAGATGAACCCACGGCGCTGAAACCTGTTGACAAACAGCGGCGCCGGCGGCAATCGTAAGTCGTCATGCGCAACTTGTTCCAATCATTCTGCAAGTGGTTGAAACTGCGCAACCGTGTCGAAGCGCCGCCGGAACCATCTCCGGCGGCGCAACCACGTCCGGCCAAGTTCGAGATTCTGCCTGAGTTCGAAGAGTGGGAACAGTCGGACGTGATGGCGCTCCGTTCGTTCCTTTCCAGTCAGACGGGCCGGAAGCTGGTCAAAGTCTGTGGCAGCGAGATTCACGTTGCTTCCCTGAAGGAGTGCGCCGGCGACAGCGGCAGCCCCCAGGCTTACGGGATGAATCAAATGCTCCTGTTCCAGTTCAATCTGGCCAGTGACAAGATGCTTTCGCAAGCGGCTGGCGATACAGCCGCAAAAACCGATACAACCGGTGGCGCACAGGACGACGCCATGCCGGTTGAATTCCGTCGATCGTTCTAACCAAGCCTATGCCCGGAATAGCTGAATTACCCGATGTGGCTGACGCCATGAAGCTGTTGGATGCCGCGGAATCCGCGGAGACTCCACCACCGACAGAAGCGTTCGAACAGCGGGAGGTTGAAGCCCAGACTCGTCAACCGGAGTCTCAGCCCAAACCGGCAGAAGCAAAGCCCGGTGATTTACCAGACGGCACACAAGCGGCGGCTGATCCAAACGCGACAGCCACGCCCAAGGTAGAGGATTCCCCGACCGCAGAAGCCCCGAAACCCGGGGACAGACCTGCGGCGGCCCCAGCGAAAGATTCGTTTGCCCGCGACAAAGCCCGGCGTGATGACAGTTGGAAGAAGTTGAACGAGGAAAAGAGCGCGTTTCAACAGGAGCGCGATCAATTCAAGGCCGAGCGCGACTATCATGCCCGGGAACGTCAGCAATTCGAGCAGGAACGAGCCAAAGCCGCGAACCGTTACACCCCGGAACAGTATGAACAAGGGAGTGCGGTCAACGCGGAGAAGGCGGCCACGCTCGAACTACAGGCGGACGGACTTGAGAAGCGGGCGGCGGCGGCGGAAGAGGCGGACCGGTATGACGAGGCAAAGCGGTTGCGCTCGGATGCCGGAGGACTGCGCAAGAAGGCAGCCTATCACGAAGAGTTGGCCGGCCAGTTGAAGGCCGAGGCGCAACACAAGCGTGAGAACCCCGACCCGGACGCGGCCAAGCTCGAACAGTCCCGGCAACAGTCGTTGCGGGATTACACGATGGAAGCCAACAAACGCTGGCCCGACGTGTTCAAGCAGGGATCCGAACTCAACAAGACGGTGGTAGCCCACATCCAGGCGGCCCGGCAGTCGGGACTGGAAGTGAAGGACCATCCGGTGTTGATCTACCATGCGGCGCGGTTGACAGCGGCGGAAGCTGCGGCCGCTTGTGTGCCAGGACTGAATAAAGAACTGGGCGAACTGAGAGCGAAGGTTAAGGAACTCGAAGCTCTTACATCGCCCGGCGGCGGCACCAGTGCCCCCGCCAATCTGCAACACGACACGCCCAAAACCGACGAGGAAGAGGGCGCCAGTCTGCGGAACACAGCGGTGGCAATGGGCTAGGGGACCGGTAACGCCTTCGCGCCTGAACTATGGGCGCAGCCAAAATTCTTACAACCGCTCCGGCGGATTTTGCGGATCGTCAGCAGAAATACTTTTCACGTCAGCTCCTGAAGGAGCTGATTTACAACCTTCGTCTCGGCACCTTCGGTGTGGCGAAGGAACTCCCGGCCAACTCGGCGGGCGACACCATCCGGTTCTTCCGGCCGCGTCGCGCGAAGAAGGGCACGGCCACCAGCGGACCCCGCGCGCTGAGCGAAAGCCTGCCGCCGGACGAAACCGAGGGTGCCCCGATCGGTTACGTGGACATCCAGCTCAAGCAGCGCGGCGACCTGTCCAGTGTTTCGGACATCACCCGGGCGGTTGACCTGTTTGACACGCTCCAGATCAACACCAAGACGATGGCGGCGGACGCGGCGCTGGACTTCGATTTCGTGTGTTCGCACGCGATTTGCTCCAGCCCTGGCGTGGCGGACGCGGATGGCACTCCCAACTCAATCCCGGCCGCGCAGGCGACCATGTTCAACTCGAACGGCAGCTTTGAGCGCTTTGCCGGCGTGGCGAACACGTTGAACAGCGCGAACGACTTCGCCACCCTGGCGGCGTTGTCGAACAGCAACGCCAAGTTCACGCGCGCCTTTCACATCGGCTGCGTGACCCGCCTCAAGGGCGTGGCGGGCAAGCCCGGCGTCCCGATGATCAACGGCAAGTATATGTGCGGGTTGCCGCCCGAGATCATGGCGGACCTCCGCCAGGAAGCCACGTGGATTGCCTCGGCCATCTACAACAACAACCGGGCTGCGGGCACGCTGGACCAGTGGGTTGAATTCGAGCTGGACGGCTGCCGGTTCTTCGAGAACCAGTCGCCGTTCATCGAGCAGTCCACCGGCTACGGCATCTATGCGCCGAGCGATACGGTGTCCGACAACATCTACGCCTGTCTCTACCTCGGGGCCGAAGCCTTCGGCGTCCCGAAACTGAGCGGGATGCGGGCGGGCTCGGATCCCAAGGCGCCGAGCATGATCATCCTCGACAAGGCGGACAAGGCGGATCCCCTGAACCAGAAAACCACCTTCGGCTGGAAGGCGTTTTACCAGGCGGGCCTGCTGAAAACCAACGAGACGACGGACACCCCGCGGCTCGTCGTGGCCCGCTGCAAGAGCACGTTTGTCTAAGCCAACCAAGCGCGAATTGATTGAAGGGGCGGGAGCAATCCCGCCCCAACCAAAACCAAAACTGAAATTCAAATCTGACAAACGTATGAAAAAGACTCTGAACATCCTCGCCGCGGCCTGCCTGGCCGTGGCTTCATTCCTCATCACCGAACCGGTTCACGCTGCCGACACTGGCATCTGGGCGGGCGTCGGCAACGGAACGGGCACACTCAGTTGGGCCGTGGTGCCGCACACCGGGAAGGCAGTTCCCGCCAGCGTCACGCCCGCCCTGCCAGTGCTGACCTATATCAATGCCACGAGCGATACCGCCGCGGGCAAGGTTCAGTTCTACACAGCCGGTAAACCGTGCTTTGTGAACAACACCAACCTGGGCACCACGGCATACGTGAACATCACGAACTCGATGACGCAGGCCGCATCCGGGTTCAATACCAACGGCGGCATCATCCTGATCTACCACAAGGCAACCGGATTGTTCGACCGACGTATCCTCGGTGCCGCTGTGAGTGGAACCAACCTTGTCACCACGGTGGCGACCACCAACGCCCTTCAAGACGTTATCTGGCCGCTCACCACAAGTGGTAACATCCCGGTTGGCGTGGCGACCAAGGAACTGAACGGTCCCGGTATTTACGCCGGCGAACCGGGCAAACCGCTCGTGTTTGAAATCACCGGCGGGACCAACAGCAGCATCAACGGGGCGTGTGCCCGTTTCTTCAGCGCCGGCCAGTGACGGAATTCTGAACCCTAAGCGGCGCCCGGGACTGGCCACCAGCCGGGCGCCTGAAAGAAACCAATATGTTAGGCGAAGAAGATCAATTACCCACCATCCCCGACGAGGGCGCCGAACCGGCCCCGATGCCGGCGATGCCAACCGCCCAAGCGGGCGAAGTTGCCGTGCCCCTGAAGTCACTGGCCCAGCCGGATGACAAGGAACAGGTGCAGACGCCGGCGGAAGGCGATGCGGTCACTTTCACGGTGGACGCCACCGTGACCCGGATCGAGGGCGAAACCGCCTACGTGAAAGTCAGCGCGGTGAATGGCAATCCCATCGACGATGAAGCCGCCGAACCGGCGCCGGACAACGAAATGCAGGAAGGCGCGGATTTGCGCTCCATGGCCGTGCAGGCCGGAATGTGATCATGGGCCGAATTGCGGAAATCATTGCCAGCGGGAAGGCGCCCGGGTTCAAAGGGTCCAAGGATCCCACGAGCCCGGACGTGGCCATACCCCGGGCGCTGAAGCAACTTGAACAAACCCAGTCTGCCGGGAGTATCGCCCGGCAGGCGGGTTTCTCGGTAAAACAACTCAAAAAGACGTGGAACATATGAAAACTCCCTTTCTCATCCTCTTCCTGCTGGCCTTGGCGCTGCCAATGGCGGCACAGAACCAACCGGTGGGCGTCCGTGGCAACGCGGCGCTGACCAACTCACTGACCGTCAGCACGGCGCCCTGCAAGGTTTACAGCGTGCTGGGCTACAACTCGTCCGTGACGGGGACGAACTACATCCAGATTTTCCAGACCTCGGCGGGGGCCACGAATGGCGCGACGCCAACCTTCAGCTTTCCCGTGCCGCAGGCGGGCTATTACAGCCTCGACCTCGGATTGAACGGCGTGGACCTTGATGCGTGCGTGGTCAAGGTGAGCACGAACGCGGCTACGCTGGGGCTGGCGCCGGCGGCGGTGAGCATCCAGGTGCTGAAGAAGAATTGACGCCATGAAAACGATAATTGCCACGCTGGCCACGCTGCTGTCACTGCCATTGTTGTGCGGCGCCGGAATCCAGACCGGACCGAACGCGGGCGCGAACCCGGCGACCCAGGCGGAAGTGAACGCGGGCGTGAACGCCATTAACCCCGTCACGCCGGCGACGCTGGCGGGGTGGGTGGGGGTGGCATCGTTGTCTTTGAACGTGATTTATGTAGATGCGGTTAGTGGAAGTGATACCACGGGCACCGGCTCATCCTCGCGGCCTTACGCGACATTGACCAAAGCCCAGACCATCGCAACGAACGGCCAGACGATCTATGCGGTGCGCGGGACGTTCTCGGAGAGCGGCCTCGGCAAGCAGGGCGTTAATTGGTATTTCAACGACGGCACTTTTCTCTCAGGAAGTAGCGCGATACCGTTCTTTCTCGGTGCGACTAACTCAACCACCTCGCTTTACATCTCTGGCAGGCTTACGCACACGAACGATCTCGTCACCTTATATGGAGCGACGAATTGCTTCGCGTTGATTGATGTTAAGGAAGGACAAATCGCTACAGCAGCGGGTGTCGTCTTTGAGACTGCGGCCTACAACGGGCTGAACTTCTCGAATCAAATCTACTATAGTTGCGACAAACTTTCCGGCGGTATGACTTTCAGGACAACAACCGGGACTTATTCAAATGTGGTCAATGAGTTCTACGTCTCGGCTCGGCAGAGCTTGTCAATGAAACCCACGTCCGGGAGCGGGAGTGGCAGCACTAACTTGTTCTTCTCTTTCACAGCGCCGAAGTTCAACGCGGTGAATGCGAGCTCCGGGTTCTTCGGAACATCGAATTGCGTCCTCGTTACCTCTCAAAACTTCACCAAGACCGGCTCTGCATTGACCGCCGTGGCTCCGGGTTATGTCTTCAATATCACGGCGCTGACGACAAACGATTTCAACACGAACGCCACCGGCCTTCGGGGTAACATTCAAATTCTCCGCTGATGAAATTCTTTTTGATAGCGGCGGCAGTCGCGTCGTTCTTGGGAAGCTCCTTCAAGGACCAGGGCGTCATCCCGACCATAACGAGCGTCGGCGATGGGCCTGTCCTGGCTAATGCAGCTTCGACGAACGTCTCATGGCCTAACACGAACGTTGGAGTTGTCTATTCAGTGACGACGCTGACCGGAGCGACGACAGGAGATCAATACTCATTCACGGCTGCATCGAACTATACGTTCATCGGGTTCGACAACTTTACGCCGGACGTTGCCGAGTTCACCGGTGGTCGAACGATTTACAAGACGAACGGCGTGTTCCGGTATCGCTATTCGCTTCGCAACACGAACGGATTCGATGTTGCGTGTGCCGGTTCTTTGAGCATCGGAACAACTACCGGCGGCGCGACGATCAACACGTTCTCTAACTTCGTCTCGGGAACCTTGGCGAACGATCTTTACACGAACATCGTTGCGATCACGAACGCGGGGCGTGACGGAATTCTTTGGGACTCCATCGCCGCGAACGGGTGGAAGTGGCACACGAACTCTGTCATCTTCGGCAAACACGGATACACCGCGTTGTCTCAGATGACTTCGCTTCAAGGCAACAATGGCTTCCCTTGGAAGTTCACAGCGATAACGAAACGGCACGCCTACTCTGCTGGCCACGTCTTCGGAGGGAACTCGACGAACGGATATGTTTATTTTGTAGGGAGCGACGGCGCGACGAACTCGATGTTCGTTACTGACTGTCGTTCGCGCAATCTCAACGCACTGACTCAGGACGATTACTGCATTGTATTTTTCAACGCAGACCTGCCAAGCACGGTTCAACCAATCAAAGTGTGTGTGAGCACGAATTTCTTTGCGAAGATGCCGACTGGAAAGACGAGCATCAACTTTCCGGAAGCGTGGTTTGAAACCTGCCAGCACGGAAGGTTCGGTAGCCAAGGGATGTTGATTTTCGACAACCACGGGATGCACGTCGGCGGTGACAGCGGGAACCCAGACTTCTTTATTCACGGAACGAACCTCGTGAACTTTCAGGGGACAAGCGGGACGCTTCTGAGCACGACGAACTTCATCAACGATATGAACGCGATGACCATTTCCGCTGGGCTCAACACAAACGACTACCAGCCAACGTATTTCGACTTGAGCGACTATCCAGTTTACTACCCATGACGCGCATCCTTTCATGTCTGTTGCTGCTGCTGTGCGGATGTTCCGCGCCATGGTTTGCGCATCCGTTGGGCGGAAAAGTTAAGGAACAGCAGCGTAATGCACTGGTTGAACCACCCGCCGCGAGCCGGGACGGCTCGCGGTCCACGGCAGGCGCCATCACGGTGGCGATGGATTACATCGAGGTGGTGCCGGAGCGGCAGAGCCGCATCTACTACTCCAACGTGGTGACGGGGCCGTGGTCCGTGGTTTGGGAGCGCACGAATGACTGGCGGGTGTGCCTGGGCAATACGCACTGGCCGCGCACGGTGCCGGTGGTGGTGTCGAATTGTGACTTTTACGCCGGCATGTTCTACGGGGAACACACGGATTTCAACGGAAGGGTGCGGCGATGACGAAAGCCGCACCAACGTGGAAACAGATCGCGGTGAAGCTCGCCGCCGCGCTGGCCTGTGGTTTTGGAATTTCCAAGCAGGGCAGCGAGGCATTGCGCGAGTTCAGGCGGAAGGTGAGGCGATGATCGTGGTCCACCCGGAATGTTTATTGCGCGAATACGGGCAGCAGGTGGACCGGCGGAATGAACGGCGGCTGGCGGAGATGCGGACGGCGGCGGCGAACATGCGGGAGTTTGCGCGGCGCTTCTGGAGCGAGACGCAGTTAATCGAATGGATGAACAGCGAAAGGGCACATGGACGCGAACGACATGGAACAGCTTAAACAGGACGTGGCAGACATCAAACGGGCCTTGCTCGGTAATGAGAATTACCAGGAGGAAGGACTGATGCAGCGCGTGTCGAGCTTGGAAAAGTGGCGGCAGAGTTTGACGGTGAAGATCGCCGGCGTCGTGGGCGGCGCGGCGGTGGTCATCTGGCTGGTGGGTAAAATCATCGAGAAGTGAAAGGCAAACGAACATGACAAACAAAGTGAACAACTGGATTCGCGGACTGATCGCCGCCGTCGTTACGGGCGGGGCCACGAGCGGCATGTCGGCCATTGGCATCGGCATCGCTGACGCGGCGGGCGCGAACATCGGCGGCTTGAATTTGAAACAGGTGGGGGTGCTGTTCGCGAGCGGGGCGCTCGTGGGCCTGCTGGCCTACCTGAAGCAATCACCCATCCCGCCAGCGGAGGATGATCCGCCCGCCGCCGGTGGCAGCGTGCCGCCGTTTCGTCCGCCCGTCTGGATCATCGGCGGGTTGCTGGCGTTGACACTGGGCGCCACGGGCTGCCTGGTGCCGAAGGGGAGCATTGCGCCTGGGGCGGACCCGCTCGTAGTGCAGGCCGAGGCGTTGACGCAAACTGCCGGCGATTCGATGGATGCCTTTGTGCAATGGGAATACCGCAACCGCGCGGCCGTGGGCCAGGACGTGACCGCGGCGGCGGATCTGGTGCGGGAGTTTGGGCCGGCGTATCTGCGCGAACTCAAGGCGGCCACGCGGACTTACAAGGCGCTGCGGAACGAGCCTAATGCCGATGCGACACGCGCGGCGATCAAGACTTTGCAGGATTTGTTGGAACAGGCCCGGAACTATTACCAGCCGAAAGGAACAACGTGAACAACCCAAAGGAAGAAACCATGCCCATCCTCGAAGCCATCGCCATCCTCGACGGGGCGATGACGATCACCGACCGGATACTGGCGTATTTGAACGAGAAGCGGATGCGCGGCGAGTTGACGCCCGAGGAAGAGGCGGCGCTGGACGCGCGGCAGGAAGCTATGTTCAAGACGGCGGCGTGGCAACCGAGCAAACCGGCTTCCCAGCCTCCCACGGGCTGAACATGCCGGGGGACGACGGGGATTGAGCGGTTAACAAGAAAATATGCTTATGCGTAATACTCTAACCTTGCTGTTGTCGTTGGCCCTGCCGGCGCTGGCCACGGACATCACGCCGGGGCTCTCCATCGGCACCGGGGCCAACCAGATCCAGGACGGCCAGCGGCTGACTTCCGCCAAGCTGCTGCAACTCGTGAGCGATGCGAGCATCCAGCCGGTGTTCTACACGGGCAAGGTGTCGCAGACCAATCTGGTGGCGGGCGACACAATGCTTGTCGTGTCTGGCTCGTCAGGCACGTTCCACAAGTTGAATGGCAATCAAGCGTTACTACAGAACTACCATCTGATCACGGACCAGAGCACTTACACGACGGTGGCGGGGTATGACCTGTTTTTGCTGTATGACCCGACCAACGGTGTGTTTGGCAAGGTGGCGTTCTCCAACCTGATTGCCAGCAGCGCGGGCAGCGTGATTGTCAGCAACCTGGTGTTCGCAACGACGAACGGCCAGAACCTACCGCTGTATGGGAGCGTGCCGGACCCGACGAGCACGAACAACCAGCCGTTCACCATGATCTGGGATACCAACGGCAACCCATGTTCGATCACCTATTCAAATTTCCTGAACGGCATGGTCGGAAATCTGGGCACCAACAAGCTCGTGCCGCATGTATATCGGCAGGTGTTCCAGCCGCAGACACTTTTGAGCACCAATCTGGCAACGAACATCTGGGGGTTTCTCGGGGTTACGCCAGTCACGAACCTCTATTTCGGAACCAACACCCTGTTGTTCACAAACAACATCACGGTGACGGCGCTGGTGGCGGGCGACCTGATTCCATTTCAAGACGAACAGCAGCACACCAACAATACGATGACGTTGGGGGCGTTGCTGGCCTGGTTCACGAACGCGGTGCCGGTCACGTCGTATGTTTCCACAAACACGAATTTTCTTTCGACGGTGACGCGGACGTTTACACATGGCTTGGGCGTGACGCCCACGCAGGTGCGGGCGGTTTTATTGTGTTTCACGAACGATTCGCCCTTTGTCGCCGGCGACGAGGTTTCCATCGAGGGGCTGCTGCGGTCATCTTACACCGTTGGCAATTATTCGTTGACGGCCAATTCAAGCAACATTGTGATCCGGTGTTACTCCGCCTCGCCGGCCATTCCGACGGGCAGCGGGACGGACATGAACCCGACGGCAGCAAATTGGCGTTACAAAGTCTATGCCCGACCATGAACCTCGCTGATCTAACCAGCTACGTTTGCACGAAGGGCCAGATGATCGGCACCGCCGACATCGCGGCGGCGAAGCTGTTCCTCTCGAAGCGCTACGAACTCATCTACAACTCCTATCTGTGGAAGGATTCGCTGGTCATGGTGAACGTGGTGGTGGATCCCGCCAACGCGGACAACGCCGAGGGGATTGTGTTGCTGCCGGAAGTGATCGACCGGGTAGTCGCCATCCGGACGGCGGACCGGAGCGTCCGGGTGCATGGACTGGAGGACTATTACCGGCAGGATTTTGACAAGTTCACCAACACCGGGGCGCCCTACGAATTCAGCTTGTTGAGCCCGGTTTGGTTTGTGTGGCGGGGTTTCGTCGGACTTCAGACGGAACTTTCAACAGGAACCGCCAAGATCACGTGGCGCGACACCGCAGGCGTTCGCCATGTGGACACGCTGGCATTAACCGCCGTAAATTACTTGGACGATACGCCCAACGGTGGGTTGGTTGTATCCGGTGCCGGAACCGCGGCGGCCAACGGAACCTACATTTACGGCAATGAAGGAGACGGCGTGTATTACTACCGGAAGAGCGCGACGGCAGCCATCGGCGTTGAAGTTATAAACCCAACGCTTCAAAGGTGGACCATTGTTATCAACGGCCAACCGAAGTATGAAATCGAACTGGCGGGCGACTCTGCCGTTCTACAAGTTCCGCTGGGAACATGGGTAAAAGTGGGCGCGGTGGCATTACCCGTGCCAACCGTGGCCAAGACCGGCGACGCCCGGATAGAGATCGAAAGCATTTTCAAGGCGGACACTTCGGAGTTTTCCTTAAACCCTCAATTTTCAGGTGAAGCTGCTGGCGGAACACTGGCTTTGAAGGACACCCGCAGCCCGAGTTACCAGCGCATCCGGCTCTTCAGCATTCCCAGCATTGTAACGACGCTGAAGGTGCTCGGGAAAAAGAAGTTTACGCCCCTGACGCTCGACTCTGAAGAACCCGAGATCAAAAACCTCGACAACTGCCTGATTGCGCTCGCGCTGGGCGACCTGTGGCACCGGCGCCGGCAGATCAACAAGGCGCAGGCGTGTTATCAGGAAGGCGCGGCGTTGTTGAAGGAACTGGCTTTGCTGGAGACGGTCCAAGCGGCGCATAATTCACGTTTCATCCCCGACGGTGGCGCGGGGGATGCCTATTTCGGCCCCGGCCGCTCCGGTGGATTCTGGATTTGAGCGATGCCATCATTATCAAATGAGCAACTCGACGACGTTCTAAGCTGGGAATTTCAACAGGACTTTTCCGGCGGGGAAAACTCGTTCCATCGGTCCACCCTGATCGACCCCAACCAATGCCAGCACTTATTGAACGTGCTCGTGCGGGACAATTACGAGGCGCGCACGCGACCCGGCGCGGACGCAATCCCTACGGTTTCAACGCTTCCCATTTTGGGAACAACAGTGGCGCGGAGCCTCAAGTATTTCGACACGCCGACTTATCACCAACTTATTGCCGCCCTGACCATCACCGGGGCTTTCGGGATTGGCAAGTATGAGGCGGGGGCGTGGACGGACATTACGGCGGCCAAGCCGGCCAGCTTTGCCCCCACGGCGGACGCCAAACTGGCGATGGCGCAGGGCATCGACAAGCTGCTGCTGGCTTACGGCGACGGCCAAGCGGCGATTTACGACGGCGCGGCATTCACGGCGGCGGGCAGCACGAACGCCGATTGCCCTGGCGACGCCACCATTCTGCTGTGGCACACGGTCCGGATGTTTGCCGCCGGGCGCGCCACGGCTCCGGATACCATCTACGTCAGCAACCTCTTGGACTTCTCTGCCGGCCAATGGGACTGGACGAAGCGCAGTTTCCGGATCGGCACCGGTGACGGGGATCCCATCGTGTCCCTTGGCAAGATGCAGGGGAATATCATGGCTGTGCTCAAGCGCAATTCCATCTGGCTGGTGGACACCAACCCGGTTTCAGACGGACTTTTCGGCACGGTCAGCGCTTTCAGCGCGGCGGAACTGACGCCGATTGCCGAGGGGATAGGCTGTGTCGGTCGCGATGCTTGGTGCAATTACGGGAACGACATCCTTTTCATGGCCCAAGACGGGATCCGGAGCGTGCAACGGATGCAGGCGGCGGCGGGCCAGTGGGAACTGGGCGACACCCTAAGCCAGCCGATCCAGAGCATCATCGCGCGGATCAACCAGTCGGCTTGGGCGGGCATCACGGCGAAGAAGTATCAGGAATTGGCGCTTTTCTTCGTCCCCATCGACGGGAGCGCGACGAACAACGCGGTAATCGTCTGGAATGGCCGGTTGCGGAAGTGGCTGGGGTTATGGACCAACTGGAACGGGTTGTGTGTGGAAGTAACCCGCTTCCTCGGCATCCCGAAACTGGTGTTCGGTGACACGACCGGCTACGTGAACCAGTGGAAAGATACGCCGACGTTGGAAAAAGAGGACAGCACCTACACGGACAACGCCGTCGGCTATCCCACGCAGGTATGGCCGAAGAGCTGGCTCTTCAACGAGCCCATCACGACCAAAACGGGCGACACCACCATTCTGAAGTTCAGCGCGGGCAACAGCGCGGTGCTGGTTTCGTGGATTGCGGACAACGCTGAGATCAAGAACTGGACCGGCGTATTCACCCAGGAAGGTGACATTTTGGGTGAAGGCACCATGCCGTTCCTGCTGGCGAGTTCCGGCCCCATCACCATCACGGAGAACATCCGCGGACTGATCGATTTCAACGAGGCGTATGTGAAGATCGAGACGGCGGCGCCATTCGGCTGGTTCTGGTTGAAGAACGTGAGCGCGGCGGCTTTCATCAACCCGTTGAACGAAGAAACATGAACGAATTACAGCCATTTTGGGAGCGCGTCCACGAAGTCACGGAGTTCTGCCTGGGCCACGCGGGGAAGTGTTTCGGTGGCTGGAGTCGAACCACGACTTTCCTTTATGTGGGTTTTCATGCGCTGGCTGGCACGATATTCGTCGTCCGGGAACCGGGAAGCGGTGCGATTGAGGCCGTGGGATTCGCGTGGCCGTTTCAACCGGGAACGGAAACGGCGGAATTCAACTGGCATCCGGTTCCGCCGGGCGAAGCTTTGATGGTGCGGGAAGTGGTAGGGACGCGCGCGGCGTGCCGGCAGATGTTCCGTCAGGCCCGGCGGCGCTGGCCCTTTGTGAAACGCTTCTTTGCGTTCCGCCAGCGCGCGGCCAGGCCGGTTTTGGTTGAATACGAACCAACATTCATGGAAAGGTTTTGCTCGTGAGCAGTCCATCAATTCCAGATCCCAACAAGGCGGCGATTGCCGGCATCCAGGCGGATGCGGCCAACTTCCCGTTTGAATGGATGATCAACAGCCTCGCCCAGACGGGCGGCAAGGCGACCATTGGCGGCAAGGAATACGACTTCACCGGGCTGGGGAACGCGGACCAGAGCGCGGCCATCTCGGATGCGATGGCGCAGACGATGCTGGACATCCAGGCGAATTACGGCCCGGAGTTCATCAAGCAACGGCTGGCCAACCTGCAACAGTCCGACCCCAATGGTTACGCGGCTCGGAAAGACCTTTTCGACCGGATTCTATCCGACTCGCAGGCGCATCCGGACCGGCCCATGGCCGAGGACTTGCAACAGCAAGTCACAGGGATGCTCCAGACCGCTGGCAAGATGGACAAGCAGATGACCGAGGAAGTCCAGCAGGGCGTCCGTGGTCATCAGGTCAGCAAAGGCATCTACTTAGGCAACGCCCCAGCCGCCGAGGAAGCGACCGCCACTGTCAACGCGGCAGACACGCTGCGCACCAACCAGCAGGACGAGGCTTTAAACTACGTGAAGAGCGGCGTATCGCCCGAGGACGTGGAATACCGCCGCATCCAGCAAGCCTTGTCCAACCTGGGCGCGTTCACGCACGGGCAGAGCCCAACGGCGCAGTTTGCGAGCGTGAGCGGGGCGCAGAATCAGGGGGCGCCATTCAACCCGGTGAACTATCAGACGCCCGCGGCGACGAATCCGAACGCGGGACAGACTGGCGTGAACTTCGCCAATGGCATCTATCAGGCGAACCAGCAACAGGCGAACCCGTTCACGAGCGGGCTGAGTCTGGGATTGAATTCATTCAACGCGGGGATGAACATCTGGGGGACGCAACCAACCGTGAACCCGACGCAATACGCGGCGGGTGCGATGGGACCGCAGTGGCCGGGCTATAACCCGACGCAATACGCGGCGGGTGCGATGGGACCGAAGCAATGAATACCACCCTTTTAACGCCAGTTTTGCCAAAGGTCGCAGACCAGGAAAAGCTTGATCGCTTTACGAAGGCGGCGCTCGCGGCGAAAGATTTCCACGTCAACATGCCGCTCGTTCATCGGTTCACTCCCGGGATGTATATTCGGGAAATCTTCATGCCCAAGGGCACCATCGTGGTGTCCCGCGTTCACCGGACGACGCACCCTTTTGTGGTCAGCAAGGGCGAGTGCGACGTTTGGTGTCCGGATCGAGGCTGGCAGAATATCAAGGCGCCTTACACCGGAATAACACGCCCCGGAACCCAACGCTTGCTGCTGATTCTTGAGGACACCATCTGGACGACGTTTCATCCCGGACCGTGGCCGGAAGGAACCGACCCTCAATCCATCGTCGAGAAAGTCAGCGCAGCTCCTTACTTGGAATATCTGAAGGGCGCCCCGGAAACGGTGATGGAATCACTGAAGGCGCATCTGCCCGCTTTGGAAGGAGGCAAACGGTTATGAGTATGGCCATTGTCAGCTTGGGACTGACCGGGATCAGTATGGGGATGAGCGCGGCCGGCGTGGGCCAACCGAACCAGCCCAACCTGGCATCGAGCAGCCGGCAGTTGTCGAACGCCAAAGCCCAGCTTCTACCATGGTTGCGCGGCATGGAAGCGGCAGCAGCCAAGGGCGAGGACTACACGTTTGCGTTGCCGCCCGGTGTCAAAGCGGCAGATTTGCTCGCGAGCCCGATGTTTCAACGCGGCGGAGAATTTTCCGGACTGCGGGAGCACATCAAAAGCGCCCTGGCATCCGGGATTGGATCCAATGGCAAATACACCGTGAGTTTCAAGGGTTACGGCACCGCCGACACACAGGGAAAACTGGCGGAACAAAACGCCGCAAACTCGCTGGCGTTGTCGAAAAAATACGACTCCCAATTTATCGACTCGGCTTTGGCGCAGGAAAAGCTGGCGGACCCGGAAAGCTTCGCGGCCCGGCAGCGGATGCACGAGTTGATTGGTGAACAGGCAAACCGGGAACCAAATCACCCCGTATCCGATTTACTGGACCGTCAAGTAGGCGACCAGCTCAAGGCCGGCAGCGGGCTGGACCAGTTCGACCGCGAAACGCTGGATCGGGCAGTGGCGGAAGCGACGGGCGCGCGCGGTGGCGGCGGGCAGGGCGCGGACTACGCCCAGCCATTGACCACAGGTTCAGCCGGCAACGCGCGGGCGGCGGCAGCCCGGCGCAAGGCGCTGGCGTTCGCGTCGAGCGGTGCTACCCCCGAGGACATTGATTATCGCCGGCGCCAGCAGGACATGGCCAACCTGAGTTCTGAAGTCAACGGCGTCACACCGCAAAGCCAGTTCGCGAGCCTTAGCGGCGCGCAGAACGGTCCAACGCCACAGGTCAACGGACAGGCGTTGCCGGTGATGAGCGGGAACACGTCGGCTCAGGCAGGCGCCAATGCGGTGACCGGCTACAATGCCGCCATGAGCCAGCCCAACCAGTGGATGGCGGGATTGAGCGCGCTGATCAATACCGCCGGCGCGGCGGGCAAGGCGGGCGCTTTCGGATAACGAGGACACGACCATGCCAAACTATCGAGACTGGGAAATGTTGAACAACGCCATTACAGGCGTGGGTGAAGGTTTTGAACGGCGCAAGCAACAGGGCGTCATCAACGATCGGGAAGCCCAGCGCCTCGCCATGGAGCGCGAGATGCGCAATACCCAAACGCAGCGCGAGGATCGCATGGAGACAGAGGGGAATCGCCGGTTCAATTTGGCTACTGACCGCGAAACCCGCCTCGATCAAGATTCGAAGGCGCGCGGTGATCGGGAAGAGAAGCGGCTGAATCTTGCGATGCAACCGCACATTCAGGCGGACGTCACCGACCCAGTGAGCGGCACGAGCATGACATTGACCGGGACGCCGGAACAACTCGCCGCTATGCAGTCGGAATACGCCAAGAAATTCCCCGGGAAACAGCTTCAGGTGTCCAACAAGAAGGCTTTTGCGGCACAATTCAACGTCGGCGGCGCCCAGTTCAGCTTTCAGGATCCGGAAGCGGCGAACAAATTCGCTACGGACATGAAAACCACGCACGGTATTGACGTGTTCAAGACCGACAGCGCCACACCGGAAGTGTTCACCAGTCCAGGCGGGCAAGAGTTTGTGAAGCGCGGCAAACAGTTCCTCAAGGGCGCCCCCGCCCCTACCGGAAGCACTACGACTTCAGTCAAAGAAACACCGCCGGGCCCGTTCGCCCGGGTCGGCACGCCGATCACCAAGACAACCAACGTCACAACGCGGGTTTCCAGCGCTGTTCCACGTGGAACAACCGGCGCGGAACCGGGCGGCCAGCGGGTGAAGGTGAAAGGGCCAAACGGCGAAAGTGGCACGGTGGACGCCAGCGACACATTGCCCGAAGGATGGAGCAAAATTGAGTGAGCACACCCAAAACATTCATCCCGGATCAGCCCAAAAGCTTCATCCCGGATGATGAGGCAGCGGCGCCGAAATCTTTCGTTGCCGACGAACCCGCCCCGATAGAACTGGACCCGATTGCCACGGCTTACGGGCGGTCCTTGATGGAATCCGGCATGGTGGACCCGTCCAGCGACCGGACCTTGGCGGAACTTCAGGCAAACCAACCCAGCGAATCCGAGCGGGAATCGGCACGCGCGGCGTTGCTTGCCCCCGGACGGACGCTGGATACCAGCGGGAGAGTCATCAAGGGCGCGCTGGCGGACACGGCGAACCTTCTAGTTGGGGGCGAAGCGATCACACCCGAAGCGCCATTCGAGAACATTTCCGCCGGCTGGAACGGCGAAGAGATGCCCGTCGATAAAATGACGCGGCTGCTACCCGGCTACCAGCAAGTCGCGGTCAAAGGTCTGGGCGGACTCGCCGAGTCGGCGCCGCGGCTGGCGCTCATGTCGGGCATGACCGCCGGAGGAATGGCTCCAGCCATGAGCGGCGGGTTATCCTTTGGTATATCCAGCGACAAGGCGATTGACCCCAAGCAAGCCGTCATCGGTGCCATCCTGCCCGAAGTGGGCAAGTATTCCGGCGCCATCGTCGAGGCGGTAGCGAAGCAATCGGGCGTCCAGAACGCCACCGCGGCCGCCGTCTTGAATCACGTTGGCCAGGCGTTTGGAAGCGCTGGCGTCGTCGGCGCTGATGGCTTGGTTACAATCAGCCGGTTACCACCCGAACAACGCCCGCAAGCGTGGATCGACTTTTCGAGCAACGTCGGAACCATGCTGATCATGGGCATGATGGGCGAGCGCGTCAGCAAGCTGCCCGAGGGACGTTTCAAGGATTTGGTTTCCAAGGTGGCGTTGAAGCGCGACGGGACCAGCTACAGCGCGTCGGAAGTCAAAGACATCTACCGCCGGGCGAACACGGGTGAAGCCACGCCGGAAGAGTTGAACTTGGTGCGCCAGATCAATTCCGAGTTGGAAGCACCCGGACAGGCATTGCGCCAAGGCGTGACGACCAGCCAGACCGAGGCGCGGATTGCCCCAGAGTTTTTCAAGAGTCTCGGCATTGAGGGCGGTGGCAGCGAAATCAGCCTAGGCGGCACTTCCCAAAAGGGGAAGGCACCCGCCAGTTTCGTCCCGGATAAACCTTCGGCGTCTCAGCCTACAGAACCGCGTCAGCTTCCCAATACTCCGCCGGCGGCGGCTGAGAAGGGGACGCCAGTGGCCCCGCCGGCAACTCTTTACGAGCACGGGTTGCAGCGCACGATTGACGAGCTGACGGCGGAGAAGCCGCCGCTGGAAGAACCGTCGAACCCTGAACCTCGAACCCAGAACATTGAAAAGCCGAAGCCGCTGGCGACGGTGGCAG